TTTCCGCCGCTTCAATCAACTCAATCTCATACTCCGTCATCAGCCGCACCATTCCCTTCGTCTCCGCAAACTTAAAATAATCCGCCAGCGCCTTGGACAGCGGCTCCCCATTAACTTCCTCCCGGGACCAGCCCAGCTCGCTCCGCAGAATAATTTCGACCGACTGCGCCCAATGAGACCCCGAAACCCTCGAATCATCCGACTCATCCCAAAACTTCGGCACCACGCTCGCCTGCGTCACGTAAGCCTTGAACAGCGACACCTTCTCGAACAAATCAAACCCATGCCGCTTGCGCCACCAGCGCCCCAGTCCCGGCACGCGCGCCATCCAGGGCCGCGGCGAAACCTTCCGGCTCCAGCCGCGGACCGCCCGCGCAAACCCCGGCGAATTCGCAAACTCCAGGAACTCCTCCGGCCGCATCGAGCAAATCAAAACCCCAATGAGCAGGTCCGCTCCGGACGCGCTTGCTTCCTCCTCCGCCACAAAGGCGCAATCGAACCGCTTCAGCAGCCCATAATGCCCCAGCGACATCGGCCGCAAAGTAAGCCCCAAAACCCGAAACGGCTCCGGCACCTTCGATTTGAAATAGGATCCACTCATGTTCGGTGTCCACCCTTTAGGGTGTCCGGTTTTCTCTGCGTTTCTCTGCGTCGGCCTCTGCGCCCTCTGCGTTAAAAATTGGCCTCTCCATTAAAAAAGGCCGGCCAGGTAACCCGGGCCGGCCCTCGTAAATCGTAATTGTTCTTCGCTTTGCGCCTTGCGCCGCGCGCCCTGCGCTAAGTCGCCACGGCCGTAATCAGCGCATTCTTCTCCAGCGGCATCGTGATCCGCTTCGCGTTTGTATTGCTCCCGGAAACCTTCGAACCGGCTTGGACCTCCCAGTTGGTAGCCACCAAACCTGGAATCGAGGTGCAGGCGGATATCACAATGATCGTTCCCGGCGTTTGGATAGTGGTCTGCGCCAGCGCGTCGGCCAGCGTGGTCCCGGTGACAACCCATTCGAGCGAGGATTGGTTGCCAAAGCCATACCATCCGCTCGTTACCTTTTCGCCAACGCCATTCCGGGTTACTTCGCGTTCGGCAATCGTGCTGAGATCGGCCGACTGCAGGAGCGTCCCGCTCAGACCGGTCATCGTGATGCCATTGGTCCCCTGAAACCCAAAATTGACCGGTGTGCCGTTAATTGTCATAAGTTTTTACGCTTTGCGCCGTGCGCTTTGCTCCGTGCGTTCAAACGTGCAGCTTCCGCGGGATAATCGTCATCTGCATGGACCGCGCGCCCTGGTGCGCATCCGCGTCCACCGTGATCTGGACGCCGTTAAACTCTTCCGGCAGCGACTCCACCTCGGCCGTCAGGAAGATCTTGGCTGCCACGAGTTGCGCCTGGTCATCGGTAGTAGCCGGCGTTTTCGCGTCATTGATAGCCTTGATGACGCCCGCCCGCGTCCCTACCGCCGAGATTTGAAAGCTCATGCAAACCCCCCGGCGTCAACGCGCAGCGCCCTCCATCGTCTGACCTGTCCTACCGGTCTGACCGGTCCGATCCCCTTTGTTACTTCGTTCCTTTGTTGTTCGATGTTGGATGTTCGGTGTTTCGCCTGTACCTTGCCCCATGCTGGAAAATGACAAACTCGAAGCCGCCCTCGTCGCGCTAATCATCCCCGCGGTCGCCGCCCTGGTCCCGGTCCCCGACGTCGTCCCCGGCAAAGACTCCGGCGACAAGACCCTCAACGTCGTCATCTGCGACGCCCAGGGGGAAGGCGAAGAAGATCCCAAAGGCACCGGCAATTTCTTTCTCGACGCCGAAATCGAGATGCGCTCCACCGCCGTTCCCAACGAAACCGCCGCCAAACCTGCCACTCCCGATCCCAAAATCGCCAACCAGGCCCTCATCACCGCCGTAACCGGCGCCATCATGGTGGACAATCTCGCCGCGCTGTTATCGGCCGCCGTGCCCAACTTCACCGTCTTCCCCGCCGGCATAATCTTCAAGGGTCCTGGCCGCAAGCAGGACGAAACCGGCGCCTGGATAGACACCATCGGCCTCCGCGCCTACTGTTGCGGCCGGTCCCTGACTTGATTCCCCGTTCAAGGTTCAAGGTTCCAGCCTCCGCCCAGCCCACTCACTCACTCACTTACTCACTTACTCACTCACTTGGTCTTGACCCCCGCCCTCTCCGCCGTCTGCCTTTGTTTCTTCTCGATGTATTCCTTCATCGAAGCCGTCTCCGCATCAAACGCCCGCTGCAACGCCGGCTCCGCAACTGCCAGCACCTCCGCCCGGCTTGGATTGTGGATCGAGTGAATAATCCTCGAGAGCAATCCGGCGCTGCCACGCGACTTTGGCAACGCGTCATTTACGAATTTCGCTACCGCCCTGGCCGACCCTTCGCTAGCTGGCGTGCCGCTTCCCTTCGCCGCTCCGTATTGCGTGCCCGAATTTGATTTCGTCATTCTGGGCGGCGCGCCGCCGATTTTTGCCGCCAGCGGTTCAAACACTTTGACCCCCGGCAGGAAGCCTGCCTTGATGAACGCAATGGACTTAAGCCGCGCCTTGGTGAACTTTTCCACTTCCTCCTTGATCGCTGCCTTCGAAGTCGGCAACCCCTTTGCCGCGCGCCGGGCAATAATGATCAACTGAGCCAGGGTATATTTCGTCCTGCGCACCCGGCCGTTCTTCAGCGTCACGTCCTTCATTCGGCTGCCACGCAATTCGGCGGATATGGCAGCCTTATCAGCCTTTGGCGTCTCAACGACCGCCCGGCGCAGAATATAAAAGGCTTTGGTGTTTACGATTACGGCTGGGTCCCGGCGCGAGAGCTTCTTGTACTCATTCAGCGTCCTCGTGAACTCGCTCTTGTTCACCTTGAATGTCACTCCCTTAGCCATGGTCTTTCGCTTTGCGCCAGGCGCCTTGCGCTTTGCGCCCTGCGCCCTGCGCCCTGCGCTTTGCGCCTTGCGCCTTGCGCTTCACGCCGCCTGATCCCTCCCATTGCACTCCAACACCAAAAACGCCCCCCGAAACCCCGTCAGCGAATCAATCCGCAGCGCCTTAGCTGCCTCCCCAGGCGCGCTCGTAAAACTCAAAAGCTGTTTCTCCAACGGCAGCCCCGTACCCTCCGGAAAAACCGCGTTACGCACCACGATTGTTTCCTGCGCCGTCACTCGGTAACCGCCCATGCCCAGCATCTTCCCGCCCATCTCCGGCCCGGCCGAACACGGAAAATCAGCGCCCGCCCAATTGATCGAGGCCCCCGCCTCCTCGGCCACAATCAGGGCATCCACCAACATTTCAGTAGCTTCATCCATACAAAAAATCCTAGTCGTCCTCGTTCTCGTCCTCGTCCTCGTTCTTCCTCCGCGCCTTTGCTGCCAGTCCGGCTCGGCCCTCTGCGCCCTCTGCGTTAAAATTCCCAGTTCCGACAAAAAAGGCCGGTCAGCTTGCGCCAACCGGCCTCCCCAGAAAGGCGCGCCCGAAAGCGCGCTAAACCGAAATCGTCAATTGCCCGGCTTCAGCGAAACGATCGCCCGCGCGTTGGTCGTCCCGTAGGTGGCCCCCGTGACGAACTTTTGAAACTTCAGGTAGCCGACCGAGCCCACGTCCACGTTAATGTTCGTGGTGCCGATCGAGTTTGCCGCCATTTGCAGCACCATCGTAAAAGCGGCACAAGCCTGGTCGTCAAACAGCACGCCATCGGGGCTGCGCAGGAAGTAGTATGTCGCCGTGGTGGCGTTGCTCACCGCCCCGCAGGACAGCGTGAAATTCAGATTCCGGTTATACCGGCAATCAACCACCGAAGTTTGGTTGGTGGTCGTGCCCCCCGCGATGATATTGGTGCTGCCCGCGGTCCAGACCTGGCTCAAGTTGCCCAGCGAAATCGAACCGTAAGTCTGCGCCCTGGCCGGAGCCGGCGCCAGGAGGAGACAGGAGGCCACCATGGCCAGCGCGAGAATTCCGAGTTTTCCGAAGAAGTTATTTTTCATAATCGTTAAATCGTTACTTACTGGGACCAGCGCCGGCCAGTTTGGCCGCCGCTTTGGCCACCGTCTTGAGCTGCTTAGCCGTCAACGGCTTAGCAATGGGCGCAGCCTCTTCAGTCCGGCTCGGACTTGGGATTTGGGCTTTGGGATTTGGAGCTTTAACCACCGGCTCCCCCTGCAGCGCCGAAAGTTCATCTTGCAACTCCGCCACGTGCAGCCCGTGCAAATCATGTTTGGCCTGGGCGATCGCGAGCTGCGCCCGCTTGGCGTTCACGGCCGTATCCGCCTGCGCGTCAAACAGTGCCTGGCGCTCCTTGGTGTCCAGCGCTTCCTTGGCCGGATACCGCAGCCTGGTTGCCGCCGGGTAGGAGAAAAGCCGCACCGCCTCAACCTCCGGACCGGCCTTGTCGAAAAACCTGTTCGCCTGCAACGAATCAGTCCCCGCATAAAGCGCCTCGACCTCTCCGTTAAGGAGGTCCGCGACTACCAGATGCAGATCGTGAATCATTTTGTTTTGGCTTTTTTTCGCTTTGCGTTTTTTCGCTTTGCGTTTTTTCGCTTTGCGCCCTGCGCCTTGCGCCTTGCGCTCAGCGCCTTGCGCTTTATTGGGTCACGACCAACTGCCCGTTATTCGCATTGCCCACAGCAACGCCAAACATCCAAAGCAGCTTCATCGTGATTGCCAGCGTCGAGAGATCAATGTACTCGACCACCATCACGGACATGCCCGTCCGCGGTTCCGTGATGATGCCCACATTACCGGGCATCGGCAGGCCAGGGATGACCTCGCGGGGATCGCTCGGCACCCGCTGCGCATAGACCGTCGAATCCGGAGTGCCGGCGAAAGCCACCATGTTGCCCGTCGTCGGCAGCGCGGGATACTTGCTGATCCCGAAATCGTTCACGTTCGGCAACTTGCCCGATTTGATCGCCCCGCCGTTGTCCGGGTTGTTCAGGGCCGCCACGATCCGGAGATCCGTCAGCATCGAGCCATAGACCGACCCATTGCCCACGTAAAAACGGTTATTATCGGGCACGCCCGAATTGTCCAAAGTGATGCCCACGTCAACTAGGTGGGTGTAATCCCAGCCGGCCGCTTTGATGGTCTTGGTGACCGTCGAACCATTGGCCACGGCATCCGCGCCCGTCCGGGTCGGAAAATTGCCGATCGTCCAAAGCGCCGCGATCTGGTCCACCATGTAGTTGCCCAGGGCGACTGCCATCGGCTCGGCCCGTTCCGCGATCAAATCCCGGTTCGTGCTCGAGTATTCAACGGCGGTGAAATCGTAACGGAGCTGCTTGAAATTGTTCAGCGTCACCGAAACGTCCACGTCCGACGTAGCCGAAGCCGCGTCGCCGGCATTGCCGACCGTCGGCAGCCCCTTCGTCCGCGTGATTACCGCCTGGTTGTATTGCGCGATCGGCGAGCCGTTCTTATCCGTGAAGCCCATGGAAATCCGATTCAGCACCGGCCGCTTGGTGAAGACCAGGGCGAGCGCCTCCTGGACGATGGTAGCGGTCGCCAGCGTGCCGAGCGTATTCACGCAAAGCTTTGCCGACCGCATGACCAGGCAGGCTTCCAAAGCGCCGAACAGGACCGCCACGGCGATCCAATTGCCCGTCACCAGGCCCAACATGAGCGCGGCCGCGAGGCCGGCGAAGTAAAACAGTTTGTTTTTGCGATTCATAAAATTCGTTTCTCTGCGACTCTCTGCGTTTTTTTCTCTGCGCTCTCTGCGTTGAAATTCCTATTTGCGGCTCGCGAGAATCGCGACTGCATCGGTAGCGTAGAACTCACCCGCGGCCTGCGGATTGGTCTGCTGCAACCGGGAGTATTTGCCGAAAGCGCTTTCCACTGCCGCGCCGGCTGCCGAGGCTTTAGCTTCGGGCACCGCGTTCGGGTCCAGGCCCTGCGAGGCGATGACTTCATTGGCCTTCTTCAAGCCCGCTTCCACCTTCGTGGTCAGATCCTTAATCGAGGCCGCTTGGGTAACCGTCAAATCGTTGGAGGTCTTCAGCTCCGCGCGCAGCGACGCAATGGTCGAGTTCGCGGTGGCGAGTTCGGCGATCGAAGAGGTCACTGAGCCCTCGGCGGCCGTCAGGCGGGTATTGAAACCGGCGGTATCAGCCGAAGAAGTTTTGCCACCAACAAAGGAGGCCAGGAGGGTTTTGAGTTCAGCCAACTCCGACTTAATAGATTGCAGCGTCATTCTACCGACGCCAGCCCGTCAACGCGGAGCGTCTTGGACTGCGCCTGCCCTCTGGCGCTTTTCCCATGGCCAGTCCGGCTCGGACCCCCACTCACTTACTCACTCACTCACCCGCTCACTGACTTTCCCCGCCCACCGCCTTGATCACTTCCTCCAAATCAGCCACCACGTCGTCCACCAACCCGGCCGCCATCGCATCTTCACCGTAAAAGCACTGCCCCTCCATGCTTTCAGAATCCACGTCGCGAAACTCCAGCACATGCTCCTTGAACTGGCCGGAACTCGCCAGGACCAGCCCCATCAGGTATTCTTGCTGCTCATCCGTCAGCGAAGTTCCATCCTGGGCCGTTCCCTTATATTTGCCCGACGCCAGGATCACCGCCTTGAGACCAGCCATTTCGTAAGCCTTCGAGAAATCCACAAAACCCATCAGGCTCCCGATGCACCCCACGAACGCCGACCGCGTCGCGAACTTCCCGTTGCACGCGGCCGCCAGGCAGAACGCCGCCGAGGCTTCGGTTCCTTCCGTGAACGAGTAAATTTCCTTTTCGCCACCCAGCGCGATCCCCGCGACCTTGTCGGCCACCTCGAGGACGCCGCAGTGCTGCCCGCCCGGCGAATCAATGTTCAGGATGATGGGCCCCGCCGCGCGACTGTCCATCGCCCGGTCCAGCGCCAGCTTGATGTCCTGGTACGAGCAAGCCCCGCACGATTTATCAATCAGCGCCGCGTGCTGCAGCAGCGGACCGTTAATCGAGATGATCATGCACCCGGTCTCCTCGTCCACGTCCAGCATATCGGCCAAAGGCGTCCCAAACAGGTCCGTTTTCCCGACCACAAAATCGTCCCGCATTTCAAACGCTTGGCGCTCTGCGCTTGGCGCCGTGCGCACCAGGTGCGGCCGCACGATAGCATCGAGCGCCTCGAACCCGGCCGGCGTGATGTCGAGCGGCTCCCGGTAAAGCGCCTGAATGATCCTTTGAAATCTCATAATTGTTGGAGTTCAAGCTTTAGCTTGTTGGCCAGGCCCAGTTCCTCGATCGCAAATTCAGCCGACAGGGCCACGTCCTCGGATGGGTCAGCTCCTAAATCCAAAAGCAGCTTCTCCGTCTGTCCGCCAGGGAAAGCCGCGAACGCCAGCGCCACTTCATGCCTGACCAGGATTGAATCATCCTCCATCGCTTTGCACAGCGCCGTGTACGCCCGATACCCGTCTATCAGGTCCCGGCTTTTGAGGCTCGCGATCACGAACGCCGCTTCGTGCCGAACAATGGGGCTCGAATCAGTCTCCAGCACACAGGCCATCACCGCCTCCAGTTGAAATCGTTCCTTCGGCGGGAAAGGGCCGGCCTGGATAGCATCGAGGCCCTCCATCCGCTTCACCGCGCTAACGTGGTTTAGATTTTCCAGATTCATTTTGGTGCTTGGGATTTTATTGGGGTTTGGGATTTGGGATTTGGGCTTTCCCCGTCGGCGCCTGCTGCATCACCCCATTCGGCGACCGCTGCTCCAGCAACGCCATCACCACATCAAACGAAACCTCCGGGTTCCTCGCCTTGATAGCTTGCGCGTCCGCAATCAGTCCGCTTACCTCCTCGAACCGCGCCTTCCGGATGTCCTTATGGTGCAACCCCTTTTTCTGCGCCACGATCGCCTTCGAGGTAGTCCCCATCTTCAAATTCTCCCGGTCAGCCTGCTCCTCATTGCCGGCATCTACCGACAGCCTGGCCGGCAACCCCGGCTCCCAAAGGTAAGGGTCCATCCCATCATCATTGCGCGACAGAAACCCATGCTTCATGCCTTTGGCGATCGCGTAGCCGATCGCCCGCCGCCACCGCCGGTCCCCCGTAGATTGACGGTCCCAAATGGACTGGTTCGCCACGTCGCACGCCAGCCGCGAAGGCGCCCGCCCCGTGGACGACAGATCCATCAGCTCGAACCTCCAACCCACGCTTGCCAGGCACTCCCGCACGATCCGCTGCACGAACGCCTCCGAATTCTTATGGGGGTTCTCGTACTTCAGCGCCTCGATTTCCTCACCGCCCGCCGAGTCCAGGTAATACATTTCCCCGCCCTCGATCTCCTCGTAGTGGATTTGGCGCGTCTCGCCGGCGACCGCTGTAGGTGATTCCTCGCTCGTGATGATTTCGTTGCCCAGGCCCGCTTCCCCGCCCTCCTTCTTGAACTTCAGCCCGACGGCCGCCGCCCGCTTCATCCCGCGCTGAATAAACTCATCTATATCTTGCAAGTTCATCCATCTAAGAAGGCAAGTAGCCACCCGCGGAATCCCCCGCCCCTGGTCGCACCAATCCGGCTCATAAGCCAGGTCGGCGTTAAACGAGCTGATAGACCGAAACGTCCCGTCCGGATTAACGATCTGAATTCCGATAATGCACGAATTCCGATCGTAAATGATCCCGTCGAAAATCTCCGCGCCGGCGAACGGCCCTCCGCTGACCTCTGACTTCTGCGGCTCTACCCCCCTCCCACCCGTCGCCGTGGATCCAATTCTGGTACCAGGAAAGAAAGCCAGCTTAGGAAAATGATTCTCCCCCTCCGTCAACACCATCGCATCATCACCATCAATGTCCCAATGCTGACCCGACAACCGCAGCGACCGCTTCAAATCGTATTGCGGACCCCGCACGTTACCCATTGGGTAAAACTGCCACTTTAGGAATTCCTCGGCCTCCTGCCCCCACTTCGCGTTCGTCCCGCAATAATGAGCATCCCACGCATCACCGAACGACCACGAGTTTTTCTCCTTAACGGCCGTCGAGAGGTTGCCGATCTGCGCGAACAACTGCCGCGAGTAATTCACCAGCTCCCACCGGTCATAGGGCCCAACGTTTGTCTTGGTATCTGCCCCCAGCCAATACCGCGGCTTGTACTGCCGCAGATTGTGGCGGGGGCTGGGATACAGAAAATAAGACACCGGCTGCCCAGAAGGCCCCAGCAGCGCAGACTTGCGCATCCCCGAGGGCATCCGCGAGGGAGTAGAAATCGAAGAAATCATTGTATCGCCGCCCTCATTTCCGAAAACAATACCGCCGCGACCGCCGGCGCCACGCGCACTGCGCCTTGCGCCTTGCGCTCTGCGACCGAAACGCACCGCAGCCCATAAGCCCGCAACAAACACTTGAGCGCCCGGCGCAACCGCACGATCCCCGGCACTTGCGCTTTGCGCCCTGCGCTGGCCAGTCCGGCTCGGACCGCTTCGCGCTCAACCGGCCGCAACTCCACCACGTATGAAGCGGTGATCATTTGTTCACCGGGCTTGTCGCGCCGTAGTCAGACGAAGGCGGATTACTCACCGGTTTATCCACCGGGACCACCCGCGGCGGATTATTGGTCTGCGAGTCCGACGCCTGCCGCCCTGCGCTTTGCGCCTTGCGCTCCGCCTGGCGCCTGGCGCTTTGCGCATTGGCCCTCGTCATCGCATCCTCCCTCCGTTGCTCCTGCGCCGCTGCACTCCACGACCAGGCCACCGTAGGAAACACCCGATTCGCCGTTACCACCGTGCAACCCGCCCCCAGCAGGACCACCGCGCACAGGCAAACCAGCAGCGGCCCCTGCAACAGATGCAGAAACGAAATCCTTTTGCCGGTAGTGCCAGCCAGGATCGGCCCCTTAGCCTGGCTAACCTCCGGAAAGCAACAAACCGCCCCGCCATCCCGGACCATCAGCCTTTGCGGCCTTTGTGCCCTTTGCGTGAAATTTCCCATCGGTTCGGCCGGATGCTCATGCCCCGAGAAAACGTGTTCCCAACCGGCCCCCATGAACCGGACCTGTCCCCCGCACATAAAGCACGTGGCCGTGTCCCCAATGAAAAGTCGTATTCCGAACTTTGCGCCCTTCGCGCCTTCGCGCCATTGCGTTGACTCCGGATTTGGGTTAGTCATCATGAAAACGTGTATCGCGCGCGCGTCCTCGTAACCTTCCCCGCATAAGGATCAGGCCACTGCGCCACCTGCCCTGCCGCAACCACCTCGCCCAGGTGCAGCGAATAAAGCACCCGCAGGATTTCAGTGCTCACCCGCGAACTCATCAACGCATTCCGGCCGAAATCCCGGGTCGTCCGCACGCCGGCCGCCGAAACCTCCGTAATGCCGCCCTTCAACTGCCGCTGCTGCAGCCCGTTGAGAATCGTGATCAACTCCTCCTGCGATTTGTTCGGATAATAGTCTGTCGGCATCCACAAACCGCCGCCGGTCAACGTCCCCCTCTTGCTCTTGCTCTTGCTCTTAATCTTGATCGCCGTTGACGCCCTCCCCTTTACTTAG